AGAACAACTGAGTGATGAATATAAAAGAAATTCAATCATGGGATGAACGGCTCCGTTCCGCGACTTACTTGCGTCCGATTTCTCGGATGAACGTCAGGTCTTATTATAGACCTCATATATTATATATGTCAATCCCCATCATTATATGTAATTATAATACGCTTGGATACCTCACCTCTGCTATTGACAACAGTGGTGTATTGTACTTCCCCATCAAGTTCATCTGCGATCACTTGAACTGCTTTACGATTTGGGAATCTTATTCCATTCTTTTTCATTTCTTCTCTTTTGTTATGCTCTACCCACATCTCAGCAACCATATCTACTGCTGGTGGTGTGTTATAAGGAAGTGGTGGTTGTGAGCGATGTTTATCAATTGCTTCCTGTGTAGGAATTTCAATTCGGAAAGGGATATCATCTTTAATAAATTCCTCATTCATATCAATGTATGTTTGAGGACTGATCTTCTCAGTCACGTTGCCTCCAGTCTTTTGGTTTATCTTGCTGAAACCAATCCTTGATATCTTCAGCACTATCAAATCCCGTCTTATGATTGGATGGGTCGGGATCACCTAGTCCCATCCTATTCAGAAAATCATCAGTACTACCTTCTTGAATGTTTTGAGATGCTTGGCGTCGTGCCTTTTTCATCATCTCATTAGCAGATGTATTTGCTTTTGCTAGTTTGTTTGCCCAAATCATATCAGACAACTTTACTTCTTCGCCAGCGACAATACATTTACATATGAATTCTAATCTTAGACGATATTGAGTAGAAAGCATGTGTCTCCTCTTCTAGATCTATTTATTTTTCTTTGTAGAAAAATATAATTTGTAATACTTTTTTTTCATAGCATCCATGATATCCATATCTTCAAAGAAACCCATGTATTTAAGATTTTGATAGACTCCTTCCATCTCACCAAGAAGCAGCAAGAGGTGTGTAGGTGTCACCTCTCTGCCTCCAGGTTTGTAAAATGAATCAGAATCCTCCTTCACTCGCTTCCTCAACCATTTTAGATACTACATCTTCTGTACCATCTATTGACTTAATCGTAAACAGATTAGACTTCTGATACTTCTTGATCTTCTTATATTCTTTTAGAAGTTTGTCAATCTCATCCGTTGACATATCAAAGTCAACATCAAATCCTTTAGTCATTTATTTTTCCTTCTTTGTTCCCGGTGGATTCCACAACTTTGGACTAATTCTTCCCTCTGCTTGAGTGATATTCACTAGATCTTTTTTATATTTATCATAGTATTCATCAAAGATTTCAACTTTCTTACCAGTCGTGACAATATCAAACTTTGAAATCCCCTCTACAGTATACTCGACTAAGTAAGCACTTGATGGAAGTGACCTATCTTGCGAAGAAGATGGGTCACAATCTTCAGCAATAACTCTTATGCCTTTGGACATTAAGATCGTCCTCCCCATTGAATGTCTGGATAAGCAGATTCTACCACACCTTTAGTGATTTTAAACTTACTAGACAGTTCTTTATCCTTCACAAGGCATAGGATTGCTGCCTCATCAGGATGAAGACCCTCCAGCATTTGAATAAACATACTCTCTCTACGAGTCTTGGAAAGCTTATCATTGCCTCCTTTGACAAAATGATAGAGGTTCCTATACTCCTTTCTTAAAGAAGTGTGATCAGTTCCAAGGGGTGCTTCGCTCTTGTTAAATGGAACTTGCCCATCTGGAAGCAAAGAGATGATAGTATCATCAAAGTTCCAGATTAGAAGAGATGTTAGAGCATCAGTACGATACTCTTTCAGTAGTTCAATTTTCTTATCCTTGCTCCTTGCCTTACTAATTTCAGCAAGGACTTCGTGCATAAAAGGATTAGGTGGAAGTTTTGTAGGCATGGGTTTCAATTCAGGTTTGGTTATTTATTCTTCCGATTGGAAGTCGTCAAGTGTATTTTCAAATCTAACAGCCAATACTTCATCTGGAATGATTTGTCCGTTTTCGTCAAACATTTCTGGATGCATTGGTATGTAAGTTGAATTTCTTTCGATCACATATTCTTTTAGTAGATATCCAATTACTCCTCCAACTGCTAAAAATAAAAATGAAATAATTGTAGACAGTGTAAGGGTGACTGCTAACATGGTTCTTCCTCCCTTAATGAGATTCTTTCTTCTTACAATCTAAACTGAAATCTAGATGAATGTTAATCTCTCTACGGAAGAGGGAGAACATCTTTCCAAACTTCATCTGAAAAGTCTTGGGCTGTTCAGAAGTCCTCCTTTTATTTCTTAACAATAACTCTACACCTCTGTTTATATGAGGTGTATCATCATTAGTAATTTTATTTAGAGGACTTCTTTCGTCGTCCGGGTTTCTTTTCTTGCTCATAACGCCATGCATCTTGAAGAATACTCTCCAAATGATTTTTAATTTTTCTAGCTTCTGGTTTACCTAGATGTCCATACGCTTCTCTGAGTTGTTTATGTTGACTGTCAGAACCACCCTCCAGATAATCTTCTAGATCATATATCGTGAGGGTGATATTTTGAGCGGTTGAACTTTCCAAGAACTCCTGAACATCTCTCCGTGTCATCTTTTCGCTTTTTAGATAAGCGTACATATTCAGATAAAATTTATGATGATCTTTGAATACATAATCAATGCTATGTTCGATGATATTAAGAAATTCTTTGTTGTCCATTTATACTAGTTTATTTTCTTTTAGGTAGGCGACAGTTTCCTGACACCCTCCTAAAGATTTATCATCACAGAGAATTTGAGGGAAGGTTGAACCTTTCCCAAACTCATTGTAAAACTCTTCTCTTGTAAAGTCTCTACCAAGTTTGTACTCCACAAATTGAAGTTCTGCTAATTGTAGCGCACCAAGAACCTTTGTACAATAGGGGCAACCGACTTTCGTATAGACTGTGAAGATATTTCTACTCATAATAGTGTTAAGTTTTGGTTTTGTGTTTGTAGGCACAGGCTTGCCTCGCCCATGCCCGTGAGAGACTATTTACATAACTACAGACTTGCCCCTTTTCACCGCAGTGAGGACATGCTGACCCTGGTGGATCGTCAGGATACTTGATCTTCTTTTTTCGTAGGCTCATATGGATGTGCTGGGTTGTGTTCTCTACTCATAGGTTGTGACCTAGTTAAATCTCTACGAGAGTTATTACTGATTACAATAAAAGCATCTTTATTATATTTGCGTACACCGTAGGGTGTTGCCCATTTCTTATTGTAGTCCTCACCCTGATGAATACCAGACACCACTGTACCACCAATCTCTACAATAATATCATCATCCTGATCCCAACCAAGGGTGTCCATTGTTTTAGCAATCTCAGAAGCAAGCATAAAAAAAGAGGGTAGTTAACCCTCTTATCATATCAATCTTTACTGTCTTTGTAAAGACCTTCCAGTCTTTCTCTTGATAGATCAACATACATAACCTCTTCACCTGCTTCAGGTGCTTCAGGATGTTTAGGTTTGGATGCTTTCGGGGTTATGTTCAATGACATGATGTTAGACCACATCATCGCGAACGCAGCCCCTCCAATAAGGGCAAAGCATACACCATATACAAATACAAGGTAATGATTCATGCTTCAAGACCTTTTTGAATAGTTGCCATTGTATCATGAAGTTCTCCAATGTCTCGGAGACCTTCAACACTGAACCATGGAGCATTTGCCCAACTAAATCCTTCACCCATGGTGCTATCGGGTGCTGTGATATACCAATGACATGCTGTGTCTGGTACATCTACAGCACACTTAGACCAATCATCCTGCCACTGTGGGACTTGAACCCACATCAATGCAGCAAACATAAAAGTGAAGAGTGATTTAATCACAGTGCGTTACCTCTAGGTAGAACTTCTTCTGGGAATACAAACGATTCATGTGGTTGATCAACTGGTGCCAACCAAGCACGTAGTCCTTCATTCAATAGGATGTTCTTGGTGTAGAAGGTCTCAAATTCTGGATCTTCTGCTGCTCTAATCTCTTGACTCACGAAATCGTAAGCACGAAGGTTGAGAGCAAGACCAATAATGCCAATAGAGGATGTCCAAAGACCCATAACAGGCACAAAGAGCATGAAGAAATGAAGCCACCGCTTGTTAGAAAACGCAATGCCGAAGATCTGCGACCAGAATCGGTTTGCAGTGACCATAGAGTAAGTTTCCTCCTCTTGTGTTGAATCAAACGCCTTAAAGGTGTTTGCTTGATCTCCATCTTCATAGAGTGTGTTTTCAACAGTAACGCCATGGATTGCCGATAACAATGCTCCACCCAGTATACCAGCAACTCCCATCATATGGAATGGGTTGAGCGTCCAGT